CAGAATGTAAGTACAGGAGAACCTTTGACAATGCCTATAAGAGAACTTTGGAATTATGCAATATAAAGGAGATTTATAAATGTTAGAGAAACAAGTAGAAAATCAAATAAAAAAATGGTTAGAACAAAATAAACATTGGCACTTTAAAGTACATGGTGGACCTTTTCAGAAAGTAGGAGTTCCAGATATAGTTGCTTGCATAAAAGGAAAATTTGTAGCAATAGAAGTAAAAAGACCAAATGGAGGTGTTGTATCTAAATTACAACAAGTACAAATGGAGCAAATAAAAGCTTGTGGTGGTGTAGTTGGAGTAGCAAGAAGTTTAGATGAGTTTATACAAATATTGAAGGATAGTGAATTATTATGATGCTATACCAGTATCAAAAAGATTTATTGGATAAGAGTTTAAAAAACTATATTTACCCACTTGGAACTGGAACTGGGAAAACTATTTTATCAATACATCATTATTTTAAATATGCAAAAGATAAAAAATTGATAATAGTTGCACCAGCTCAAAAAGTTAAAGAAGGTGGCTGGGATAGAGAAATTAATAATTTCAACAAATATTATGAAACAAGTATAAATTATGAAGTTATTAGCTATGGGAGATTAAAACATGTGGAAGGAAACAAAGATATATACTTAATTTTTGATGAATGCCACTATATAAAAAACTATAAAAAATCTCAAAGAAGTAAATTAGCTTTAAAGTTATGCAAACTTTGTTATGGATATTGCTTATTGTCAGCAACACCAGCAAGTAACGGGTATCAAGATTTAGGAAACTATATGGCTATATTTGGAATATATAAATCGGGATATAGTTATGAAAAAGCAAATGCTATAAAGCAATTAAATTATATGGGATTTTCAGAAATAGTTGGTTGGAAGAACACGGAATACATTGATAAATGCTGGAAAGCTATTAGTAGTATAGTACTTAATAAAAATGATTGTTTGGATTTACCAGATTTAGTATTTGAAGAAAAGTATTTTGCAGCTGGTGATGAGTACATAACAATAAAAAAAGATAGAGTTTTAGGAGATGAATTATTTGACAGTTCTCCAAAATTTATAGCAGGTCTTAGACAATATGCTGGCTTTAATGAAAAACTAGAATATTTAAAAGAGTTCAGAGAATCAACAGATTCAAATATCTTAATATTTTATAACTTTAAAAAAGAAGCAGAAGCTATAAAACAATTAGTAAAAGTAGATTATGAGGTAAGTGGAAATGTAACCAATATACCAATTTTTGAAGATTTTAAAAATTTAAAAAATAAGACAACTATAGTACAGATACAAGCTGGTGGAGCAGGGATAGAGCTTCAATATAATTCAGAAGTAATATTTTTTAGCCCTACTTGGAGTTATCAAGACTATGAACAAGCTATCGGTAGAGCTTACAGGATAGGTCAAAAAAATAAAGTAACAGTTTATAAGTACATTGGACTAGGGACAATAGAAGAAAAGGTTTATACAAGGTTAGATGATAAAAAAGACTTTGTAGATAAATTATTAAATTTAGAAGATTTAGGAGGATACGAATGGAACAAGAAAAAATAGTATCACACACTCCTGGAGAGAGTGTAACACAAAACAGAAATAAATACCTTGGTGGAAGTGATTTACCAGCACTATTTAACGTAAGTTCTTTCAAAGATTGCTTTACTCTTGCAAGAGAAAAAGCAGGTATAATTCCAGCAACATTTAAAGGGAATGAATACACAAGGTATGGACAATTATTAGAACCACAAATAAGAGATTATATCAACAGTATTTATGAACTTAAATTTAAAGAAAATACTAACATCAATGAAGATTTAAGACTTAGAAGTAACTGTGATGGGTTGGATGTAGAGGCTGGACTGCTATTAGAAATAAAAACTAATGCTGGAGACAAGACAACATATGAAGATGTATATGATTATGTATTACAAATGCAAATGTATATGTTTCAATTCAATGTTGATAAAGGGTATCTTGTTCAATATAAAAGACCTGAAAATTTCTGGAGTGGATTAAACTATGAAACTCAATATACAGATGATTTTTTTAATCAAGAGTTTGAAGCAGAAAGAATTTCAGTAATGGAGATAAAAAGAGATGATATGTTAGTATCTAAGATTTTAGAAAAAGCTAATAAGTTTTGGGAACAAGTGGAAAGATTAAGAGAAAATCCAAATATGTCAGAACAAGAGTTTTATTTTGGAAATAATTTAATTGAATATAACAAAGCAATTAATAAATTATCAGTGTTAGAAAAAGAAATAGCTAGATTAAAAGAAATGGAAAAGGAAGCTAAAAAGCAAAAAGAAATATTGTATGAATTAATGGATAAAGTAGGAGTTAAAACAATAGTTACAGATAATTTATTAATTACAAAAGTAAATTCTACAACAAGTGAAAAGATTGATCCTAAGAAATTAAAAGAAGAATTACCTGAAATAGCCAAAAAATATATAAAAATTAGTAATGTAAAAGGTTATGTAAAAATTACAGTTAGAGCAGATAAAACTGTGATGACAGAAATAAAAGAAGAAGTAACAAATAAAAATATAGATAATAAAAAATCAGCACTAGCTGCACTAGGATTATAAGGAGGATAAAATGATTAAATTACCAGTAAACGAACCAAAAATAGCAGACATTACACCAAAAAGCTTTTTGATATGGGGTGAGTCAATGTCAGGAAAGACTTACTTAGCAAGAGAATTTGAAAGCCCATTAATAATTAATACTGATGGAAATGCTACAAAAGTAAATACTCCATCTGTTGCAATTAAAACCTTTGCGGAATTTGCAGAAGTTATTGAGGCTCTAAAAAATGAAAAACACACATATAAAACTGTGATAATAGACTTAATAGATGATATTGAGACTATGTTAACAATTCATATATGTGAAGCAGCTAAAGTTGAATCACTAGCTGATATCCCATTTGGAAAAGGCTATGCTAAATTCAATGCTGTATGGAAGAAATTAATGATTGAATTAACTCAAATGAATATGAATGTAATATTTATATCACATTCAATAGAAAAATCTGAAAATAATGGGCAAACAATGTATCAAGCCCCAAGCTTAGGACAAAAAGCATTAAATGCTTGTATGGGTAGATGTGATTTTTCAATCCAAACTAAAAAGATTGGAAGTAACTACATTAGAATATGCACAAATAAAAGAGAAGCATACAAAGAGGAAGATATAAAAGATAAAAAAATTCTGGATATTTTAAAAACAGTAAAAGGGGTTTTTGAAATAAAACCAGCAATTAAACAAGTAGCAACAAAAAATACTGAAAATACAGTTAAAGCAACTGATAACACAAATAATACAAATAAAGATGGAGGTAACAAATAATGAGTATAGCAGATATTATGGCAGAATTAGAGGCACAAGATTGGAAAGCAGGAGATAAGGAAACAGACTTTTCTGTTCCAGATGGAGTTTATGAAGGAGTTATTGAAGGGTTAGAATACAAGGAAAATGAAAAAGGTACCCAATGGTTTTCATTTACAGTAAATCTAATAGCAGAAAATAAAAAATATTTCGCTAACGTTTATTTAAGTGGAAAAATGGCTATTCATAATTTAAAGAAATTTACTAATATTATTTTAAATCTAACAGGAGAAGCATTAACATCTATGGATTATGCAAATGAAGTAGCTTTAGCTCAAAGATTGAATGATTTGTTAGTTGGAAAAGATGTAGTTATAGAATTAACAACTAAAAAAGATTTCCAAAACTTCAAGTTTATTTTCCAAGAATAGTAGGAAATTAGTAGGAAACACAAGGGAGAGTTTATCTCTCCCTTCATATTCTATGAAAGGAGGATAAATGAGAAGAGATATAGTTGGTTTTTATGACTTTGAAGTATTTATGTGTGATTGGTTAGTTGTAATTATATCTAGTCAAGATGAATTAATAGTAATCCACAATGATCCTGAATTATTAAAAAAGACTATGAATAATATAAATTGCTTAATTGGATTCAATAATTACAATTATGATGATTTGGTACTAGCAGGAATAATATCAAAGAATATGACACCATATGAAGTTTATAAGTTATCTCAATCAATAATTAATGGAGAAAAAAATACTTTTTATAAGAACATAGCTAAAAAACTACCAACATTTGATACTAAACAAGAGCTTCAATTAGGAATTAGCTTAAAAGAAATTGAAAGTAACATGGGTATGAACATAGTGGAAACCCCTGTGTCTTTTGATTTAGATAGACCTTTGACAACAAATGAGTTTGGAGAAGTAATCAAATATTGTATACATGATGTGGAAACTACAAAAAAGATATTTGAATATAGAAAAGACTACTTTGAATCTAAAATAGATATTTGTAAAGAATTTAATTTAGATATGTTAGATGTAAAAAAGACAAGAGCTAACCTTGCATCAAAAGTTTTACAATGCAATAAATCAAGGTTGCCAACACAAGCTAAATTAAACAGAGATAGGCTATTATTTACAATTACAGATAAGTTAAGAAAAGAAAATATACCTCAACCAATTTTAGATTTTTATATGGATATACAAAATAGATTTATAGCAGGAGAAGATTTTAAAAAATTGGAAGAGGAGAAATTAATATTTAATTTATGTGGAGTAGAGCACACATATGCCTTTGGTGGATTACATGCAGCAAGACCAAACTTTCATTATGAAGGAGATATGCTGCTTGTAGATGTTGGAAGTTATTATCCATCTATGATTATAAATTTCAATTTTATGTCAAGAGCATCTGAACATCCAGAACTATATAAAAATTTATATAGAACCAGAATGAAATATAAAAAAGAAAAAGATCCAAAACAAGGGATATATAAAATATTATTAAATAGTACATTTGGAGCATTGAAATCTGAATTTAATGATTTGTATGATCCTGTTCAATCAAATAATATCTGTATAAATGGACAACTTCTATTAACAGATTTAATAATATCCCTTAAAGATTACACTAAGATTATACAAAGCAATACAGATGGAATATTAGTAGCCTATAAAAAGCAAGACCTACCAAAAATAATAGAAATATGTGAAGCTTGGGAGAAAAATTATAATCTAAGCTTAGATTATGATTATGCTGTAAAAATAGCTCAAAGGGATGTTAATAATTACATCTTAAAAGTAAAAAATGGTGATG